GGCGACGCGATGGTGAGAGCGGCGCAGGGGATGCAGCGTCACCTGGAGCTGCTGGAGCCGAGCGAGCCCGACGCGCTGGAGCCGCTTCGCGAGATCGCGGCTGCGATGGATCGTCGCACACAGGCGGAGTTCGAGGAGTAGGGCGCGAGAAGGCTGCGGGCGCTTCGGAGACCCAACGCTCCGGGCGCCCGCAGTTGCGTTCGTCGCAGCGGCGTCGATACTGATCGACACACACACACGAGGTCAACCGAATGAGCTTCACCTGAATGCCGAGCACGCTCGCCGCCGTGTCGGGTCGACACCCACTGTCAACCCACACACACGGAGGCGACGATGAACGCCAACGGCACGACCTACCTGAAAGTGAAGATCAAGAGCCTGGCAGCCGAGGCTCGCATCATCCGGCTGGAAGAGCGACGCGCCACGAGCACGAGCCTGAAGTGCGGGCTCGCCGAGCACAGGCGCGGAGTCGTACGACGCGAGGCCCGTCTGTCACAGCTCGCGTATGGCTTCCTGCGCGGCCGCGCGCTGGCGGCGATCGAGTCGAAGCGCCGGCCTGGGAACGCCCCTGACTGGAAGCGAGTCGCGTCGCTCGTCGCTCGCTACGCGTCGAACGCGTCGCAGGCCGCTACGCTCGACGAGTGGCGCGCGTAGCGACAGAAGAGGCCCGGGGCGGCGAGCGTAGCCCCGGGCCTCCGATCGTCCCATAGAGGCGATTCTACGGCGTGGCGTCCCAGCCCGCTCTCGTCTCTGCGCGCTCGACGATCGACTGCGCTGCGTCCCGGCAGCCCTCGCAGTGTGCTTCGACCGGGTGGAACGGATCGCCGGTCAGGCACGACGGACAGCGTGCGTCCTCGTCCGAGTGGTCGAGGAAGTGTGGCCAGTCGAGCGCCACGACGTCCGGCTGGCTCACCGAGGTGAACCCGATCGACTCGACGCGCCAGTAGGTCGGCGACTCCCAATCGCACTTCGGGTCGTCTGCGCCTGGGGCCGGGACCTCGATGACGTCACCCACGCTCAGGCTCGGGCACCGCCTGGGCTGGAAGTCGTTCTGCCCGAAGTGGAAGGCGCCGTTGAGCACCGCTGCCGGATACTCGTCGTCCTCCAGCGGGTGCTCGGCCATCCCCGGCCACGTGTCCCTGATGTCGATCGGACGGAGCATCGTAGGCTCTCCGTCGTGGCCCGTGAACGCGGTCATCCATGCGTAGACTCTCATCAGCTCGTCTCCCCATCGTGCTCGTCGCGCAGTGCCAGGATCTGCGACGGGCTGTCAGAGAGTCGCCCGAAGCGCGTCGTGATCCGGCGCCGTGCCAGGTCGTGGAACGCCTCGTGCAACTCGTCGATCAGTCGTGACGATCCCATCGCCGCGACCCACTCCAGGGTCTCGGGCCTGGGGTCAAGCCCAGAGCGCGGGCTGACCTCGTGCATCGCGATCAGCCCCTGGATGTGCTCGCGAAGGTCGTCGGGGAATTCCCGATCACCCGTGACGAGCGATACCTGCTCAACCATCGTGTGCTCGATCGCGGCGACGGCCTCCAGGAACGTGTCGTACACGTTCGAGGAAGTCCCTTCGCTCAGGCCCGCGATCTCGCGCGCTGCGCCGTCGAAGTAGCTGCTCATGACGCCACCTCCGACTCGTCCAGCATGCGCCAGGAGCGCATGTGGCTGACGCTGGCCTTGAAGCCCTTCCCGGTCCCGTCCTCGATCTTGATCGGGTACTTCTTGGCGAGCTTGTTCAGGCCCACGACGGTGAAGACGCGATTGCCGTGGTCGATGAACGAGCGCCCGAGCCAGTCGCTCGGGATCCCGAGCTTGTCGGCGAAGCGCTCCCACTCGACGTCGGCCTTGCCGCGGCCGCCCGCCTCCGTGCACGTCACCTTGAAGCTCACGGAGCCAGCCTCACTGTCGTACCGCGACCGGGGCTCCACGGTGACGTCCATCCCCAGGCTCTTGGCGACCTTCGCCATCTCGTGCTCGAATCTGTTCCGTGTGTACTTTGCTGAACTGCGGTCCATATCGTTCTCCTTCGTGTGTGCTGATGCCTACCAGCGTGGGTCGTTCGTTTGTTCAAACTCACCGTCCTCGATCAGGACGGCCGGTCCGACGCGCTCGCACTCGTCGAGCAGCGCGAGCACGTCGGGGTCGATGTCGTCGTTCACGACGTCGTCTCATCGTCGATGACGATCAGCTTGGCGCCGATGTACTCCAGGTTCGTGACGTTGGCGCCGTGTGCGCCCCCGCCCTTGTAGATCAGCACCACTTCGTTCGTGCGACGAACCTTCCAGCGACCCGCGAGCACCTTGTGCTTGACGAAGTCGCCGTTGTGGATCTCCTTGCCATTCGAGAGCCTGATCAGCTTGTAGGTCGGACGGCGAGTCGCGCCAGCGTCGTCGTCGCTCGCCAGGTCCTCGTCGTCCACCACGAGGTCGGTCGCCTCGTCGATCGCGTCGAGCAAGGCCCGCAGGAGCGGTGACGCTCGTCGCACCGTGTTCGTGTACCGCTCCGCGAAGTCGTTGAACGCGACGTGGAGCGCGGCCTGCTGCTCGGCCGGCGCTTCGGTGATGACGTCGAAGAGGGCGCTGGCGAGCGTGTTCCTGTTGGTGGCGCGCTCAGCGATCTGGCGCTGGGCTCGCTCGTAGTTCTTGGTGTGCTTGTTGCTCATCTCGTTCTCCGTGGCGCGTGTGTGTGTGGCTTCCTGGACGCCCGAGGGCGTTTCGGCCGATGCCACTCGGCCTCGTCAGCAGGGGCTACCCGACCACCGTCACGCCGTTGTGGCAGAGAGCGAAAATGTCATGGCGGTCTCTGGCGTGATCGAGAATTGCGATCGGCGCGAAGCGCCCGTCCTCGTTAACTGCGATCACGTAGCTCAGGCTGTCGAGGTCGATCAGCTTGGCGAGCGCCTTCACGGCATTGGCTCGGGTCTTGTAGGTTCGGTCGGTTCGTAGAATGTCCATCTCGTTCTCCTTGGTGGTGTGTGTGTTGGGATTCATCTCGGCTCTACTTCGAGGCGAGCCACGCGATGCACGCGCTGGCGTTGCCGGACTTGCTCGGGCGACTCGCGCCCGGGCTCTTGATCTTGTACGTGCCGGCCTTGTCGCCGAGCTGGACGGTGAAGCCCAGGGGGCGGGCGGCGCGGACGACGGCCCAGAGAGTCGGCTGAAGCTTCATGATCACTTGACCTCCTGGGCGATCGACGCGCTGGCACTGACGACGTTGGAGCCGGGAAGCTCCCAGCTCTGCAGGGCGGGGACGGCGATCGAACCCAGCACCCATGCGATCGAGATTGCGATCAGAAGCTTGGCCATTTCGTTCTCCTCTTTCGGGCGTGTTTCTCTCTGCCGCCCTGACACTCTTATCGTCCTGACCCCGATCGAGGTGGAGTGAATTAGCCGTAAGAGAAGGAGGAACCGCCCTCGAGCCTGCGTGCGCGTTGCGCCGGTAACGCAACCTCTTGAATGGCCTACGCCCAGCGATCGGCGGACGGTGGGTATGCTCGCCGCCCTCCCCTGGTCGATCGAGCCAGGCCCTGACGAGACCAGCGAGAGAGGCGGTCCCAGCGCGCTCGTCCTGCTCTCGCTCAGCTCGCGCCCACACGCCGACCACATTGCGCCACAATGTTGTGAGCGCAGACCACATCCGTTTTTCGCAGACCACATCCGTCGGCGCCGACGACATCCGACCACAATGGCCACAATCCCACACTTGCGCATCACCTGCGTGTGTTGCGCACATGTTGCGCATTGTGCGGGAGAGTGACGGATGTCGTCGGTCGTGACGGATGTGGTCGGCGACCGACGGTTGTGGTCGGCGGCCACAATGTTGTGACCCATTGCAGACGGATGTCGTCGGCGGTGACGGATGTCGTCGGCGACCGACGCATTGTGTCGGCGGCCACAATGTTGTGGCCCATTGCAGACGGATGTGGTCGGCGACCGACGAAGGTTGTCGGCGGTGACGAAATGTGTCGGCGGTGTCGGAAAGCGCGGTTGGCATACTTCTTACGGCGGCGGTCGGTGACCAATTTTGTATGCCAAAAAGTTGGCACAGAATATCTTTCCGACGGCGCAGCGACCAAGCAACTCACACGCAAAACAAGCAGTCTGTACGCAGTTCAAAAACCATGCCATGCGCAAGTCCCGCGTATCAGGTGAACGGGCCACCCCCCGTATGCTCCCAGCCACCCTGGCTACGGCAGCGCTCGTGGCAGCTCAGAGCGTCGTTTCAGGATCGACACGCAGTGCGTCTCGTAACCGCGCGCTATCGCTTGGGAGATAGTGAACCGCACGAGCGCCCTGTGGATTTGTCTGTCTATCGCTAAAGAGAACGCATAGAATGGACGTTATATAGAAGGAGGCGCCGCAAGGAAGCGGGCCGCAGACAGACAGCAGGAGAGAGACGATGACCGACGACCAACGCAAAGCGAAGTGGGAGCAAGGCCGAGAGCGCCGCGAGGAGATCGAGGCCATTCGCACGAAGCAGGCCACGTGCCGACACCGATTCAGCGAGACGGTCTGGACGGTCGGCTTCACCAACCTTGGCCGTGGCGAACGCGGACAGGAGCGCCAGGGCATCACGGTGCGGTGCGCGAAGTGCGACAAGACCGCCGTCCGTAACTGCGCGACTGGCCGCCTGGTCTACCGGTAAGGGGCTTCAGTCTCAGACTGAAGGCGACGATAAGAGAAGTGAGGCGCGGCACGGGCCGCGACCGAGACAGGGACAAGGAGAACGACGATGGCAACCAAGACCAACCAGGCAGCACGCACACGACACCAGGCGAGCCCCACAGCGTACTACCAGCGCGCCGGCTTCCGCCCCCAGTACCAATTCACCGATGGCACCAAGAGCGTCTCGGCCAGCCTGCGACGCGGCTGGAAGAACGCAGTGGCCGACGCATACGAGAGCGTGCTGGCGCTGGCGACGGACCCGAGCTTCGACGCTGAGATTGTCGAAGAGCTGGAGCTGGTCCGCTGCGAGCTTCGCTCCCACATCCGATCGGTCCGGCGCGAGTCGTGGGCCGGAGCCCGGCAGACCGAGAGCGCCTTCATCGCGATGCGCGACGACGTCACGGCCGCGCTGAAGGAGGTCCGCTCGCAGGCCAGCGCACGTCGCCGCGAGCTGGACGCGATCATAGCCACCGGGGTCAGCGCGATCGGCTTCGACGCCTGGCAGGCCGCGCTCGACGAGCGCCACCCGACCGACAGCTAGCCCACACACACACGAGCGAAGGAGAACGACGATGGACATCCAACGAGCAGAGCAGATCAGGGAAGCGTTCGGCCACTGCACGTCAGTGTACGAGTGCAGGAACGCCGAAGAGATCGTGGCCGACTTCGCCAGCATCGAGGAGTCACACAGGACCGAAGCGAACTGGGTTCACATCCAGCTCAGCGTCGAGTCGATCGTGGCGGAACGCTCAGGCTGCTACGGCGAGTGGAGGGACGAGATGGAGCCGGGCGTCATCGAACGGCTCGCCGCGATCGGGATCGACCCGACGCAGAACACCTGGTAGCACGCACACACACGAAGGAGAAGACGATGGACACCACGGAAATCGACAGCCTGATCGAGTCAATCATCTCGCAGCTCAACGACGCGAAGAACAACCACGGCACGATCATCGACGACGCGGAGCTGATCAAGTTCCTACGCGAGATGGACGGGGACATCGGCGACTTCATCGAGGAGTAGCCACACACACACGAGTTGCGCGGCACGTCGCCGCGAACGAGAGAACGAAACGAACGAAGGAGAACCAAATGTCAAACGTACACGACGCCAAGAGCCTCTACTTCAACGCCACCAATCGCAAGCGCTCCTACGGTGGTCGCTTCGGGACCGACATCGGTGACTGCACGAACATCGACGAGGCAGCCGCCAAGGTCCCGGGCTTCACGGATCGGATCGCCAAGCTCCCGATCAGCGTCGAGCTGCCCGGCTCGATCGTGTCGAACATGACCGGCGGCAAGGACACCAAGCCGGGGATGGTCGACATCGACCGCAAGTACGCCACCGTGAACGAGCGGACCGGCGCGCGGTACGGCGTGGTCGGCGAGGACTACGAGGTCTGTCAGTGGGACAGCGCGTTCCTCGTCCCACGCATCCTGCAGCAGGAAGGCAAGCTGGAGTTCGACGCTGCGGGCACCACGAAGGACGGAGCCAAGCTCTGGATGTCGATGAAGATCGACAGCGGGATCATTCGCCAGCTCGACGGAAGCGAAGACGCCCTGGAGCACTACCTGCTCTTCAGCAACGCACACACGGGGAAAAACTCCGTGATCGGGGGCCTGCACACGCATCGCTTCTCGTGCAGCAACGCGTTGGCCACGACGATCAGGGGGATGAAGACGCAGTTCAGACTCTCCCATCGTGGCAACCTCGAGGAGCGCATCGCCGAGGCACACGGAATGATCGTGGAGGCGACGAGCGCGCTCGATCAACTCCAGGACACGTTCCAGGCCCTGGCGCTGAAGCGCATGACGAAGAAGCAGTTCCGCAACTTCGCCAAGAAGATCCTCGACGAGGTACAGGGGACGCACGACGAGCACGACGGTCAGCGGGACGCTCGCGACAGCGAGGACTCACGCACGGCCAAGATCGACGAGCTGGAGGCGTACTTCGGCTCGGGTAACCAGGGAGCCGGCGCAACGGCCTGGGGCGCATACCAGACCATCACGGGCTACCTGGACGCCAAGCAGGCCGAGCGTGACCTGGCCAAGACGAGCGTGGCTCAGCTCAATCGCCACTTCGAGTCGACCGCCTTCGGCAAGAACCATCGGACCAAGAGCAAGGCACTCAACCTGCTCCTGGCTCGCAAGTAGACGAACGGCGGGCGGCGAGGGCGGAGGGGCCCTCGACGTTCCCGCGGAAGCGCACACACAGCGTGCTGCGATTCCTCGGGAACGGGCTTCAGCTGAAGCCCCGACCAGACGATAAGTAGATAGCACCACGGAGAGCGCACAGGGCGCGACCCGACCTGAACGAACGAAGGAGAACGACGATGGCCAAGAGCAACGAGCGCTTCAACATCAAGGTCCCGCTCGGCGACGCCGAGCACAAGAGCGAGGAGAAGGGCTCCACGAAGTACGTGAAGCGCGCACTCGCGAACCTCAAGGGCACCAAGCCCAAGCGCACCGGGATCGTCTTCTGGCGCAAGACGCACTACCTCGCGACGGAGATCCAGGACCACCCGGGATCGTTCGTGGTCAGCCGCAAGGCCAAGGCCAGCGAGACGCCCGAGAAGGCGGAGCCGAAGAAGGCGACGCCCAAGGGCAAGGCCACGACCACGGCCAAGAAGAAGGGCGCCAAGGCTCGCGCGTCCAAGGGCAAGTCCACCAAAAAGGAGGGAGTTCGTCGCGCCGCCTGACAGTCAGGAGGACGATGAGACCCAAGCCGGCGACGACGCTGGCGCACCGGGCGGAGTGACGGACATGGATGGGAAGGCCCTGCAGGTGGGAAGCAAGGTGCGCGTCCCCGAGTACAAGAGCAGCGCACTCGGAGTCGCCATCCCCGCCTTCACGGGCACCATCACAGAGATCCTGGAAGACGCGAAGGGGCTGATGCTCCGGCTTCAGCAGCGACACGTCTCTCACGATCGAGCCGTCAGACCCGCGATGGTGTCAAGGCGCCGCTTCAAGGCAGCGGCAGCATGACAGGACGGTGGACGAGCGAGGCCCGGATGGGGGGCTTCGCTCGTTCGCGGTACTGGGGGGTAGTGACGATGATCGACTTGGACACACAGGAGACGAACGACAAGTGCCAGGCGTGCCGGCGTAACGATGCGGCCATCCTGGACGACGCGGGAACCGCGTACTGCCCGCAGTGCTGGTTCGTGCGATGCGAGAGCGCCATCGGCGGGACTCGTACTCGGGCGCGACGCCCAGGCGAGGTGTACCTGAGCCTGGTGGTGACGGCGGGCATGGACGGTGGCTGACGTCGGACGCGTACGCTTCGTGTGCCTCCACTGCTTCGACGTCGTCGTGGTGGTCGGGGCACGCGACGCGTGTGCGACGAGAGAGGCGGCGACGCTCTGTCGAGCCTGCCAGCGCTCTGCGCTCCCACTCGATTGTTCCACAAATACTGTAATTGGCGAGAGCGCTCTCTCTGGCGTCTCTCGCGAGAACGAGCCTGCTGGGGCGGCGAGCGTAGCTGCCTCTCCCCGATCGGCTGATACGGGAGCACTCGCAGGCCGCTCATGGACAGACTACCCCCGGCCTTGGGGCGTCTCAGGGCGCGACGAGCGAGAGGCGCGAGAGCCGGACGAGCGCGACGAGCGAGAGGAGACAGGATGAGAGCGTACCAGCGACGCGACGTCACGGTGATCAAACTCGTGACGGTAGTAGAGAGAGCGAAGGAGGCGTGGGTGTTCGTCCAGCACGACTTCACGTACTGGGATGACGACCTCGCACAGTGGGCGTCGGACGGATACGAGCACGAGCTGGTGGCCGTGTTCGAGTCGATCGCCGAACTGTTCACACAGTGGGACGTCGAGGCTGAGTCCCTCTATGACGTGACCGTCCTGTTCGACGGTCAGGAGGAGCAAGCAACATGGCTGACGAAGAACACGCTACTGGAAGCGGACCCCGAGCACGTGATGGTCTGACCGAGCTCAAGCCGGGCGATCGCTCGTGTGGCTCGTGTCGCTTGTGCTGCAAGGTGCTCGCGATCACAGAGATCCGCGACGACCCCGGGCCTGGGTACGAGCCGGCCGGCGATCGCCACACGTTCAAGAAGCCCTCGGGCGACTGGTGCCAGTTCTGCAAGGCGTCCGAGGCCGGCGGGTGCTCCATCTACGAGGAGCGACCACACAGCTGCGTCGTCTACCAGTGCGGGTGGCTCCAGGGTGTGGGCACGAACGACGAGCGCCCGGACAAGCTGAAGGTCGTGATCCAGATCGAGGACACGGACGAGTACGGTGTGGTGGCCATCTTCTACGAGTCCTTCCCTGGCGTGATGAAGAAGTCGAAGCGTGCCCAGCGGATCTTCAGAGAGCTGTACGAGATGGAAGAGGTCAGCGGGTGCGCGATCATCCCGAGCCCGAGCCTGCCCAGGCGAATCATGCACAAGCGGTTCGGCGTCGAGAGCCACGTGCCTCTCAACGAGCAGTGGAAGGAAGGCGAGCTGCTGGTGGACGTCGAAGCCCAGACGGTGGGCGGAGTACCGATCGACGACACACAGCGTGACGAGTCGAGTGACGAAGAAACCGAGTAGACTAACGAGAAGGAGATAGGCAGATGAGCAAGATGAAGCCCGAGGACGCTCTGGTGATCACACAGAGCGATCCCACGAACTACAGGATCGTGAAGCGACCTGATGGCAAGCTCGCGCTTGACAATCGGAACAACGCAGGCGACCAGCGCATCCTGCGTCGTCCCTTCGAGGACACGGACAAGGTCGTGGCCCATTGGTTCAGAGCCGCGTCAGCAGCCGTGGCAGAGGGGGAGTCCTGGTGACCGCACAAGAGGATCTGGAAGCGTGGCTGGACCTGCCCGATCGAGAGATGTGTGTCAAGGCCAGGCAGGTACTGAACTCGCACGTCCTGCACGTCGTGTGGGACAAGGAGGAGAACGCGATCGGGATGATGACGACGTGCGACGACCAGACGGAGCTACTGGAGCTGGTCGAATGGGTCGCGAAGCGAATCCGTAGCGGCGAGCACGTCGCGAGTCGCGAGGAGGTCAGGCTGGTATGACGACGACTGGAGACCTCGAGCCACACAGGCCCACCTACATGCGATCGTCTGGCACGCCCGATAGCCAGACGTGCTTTGAGTGCGGGACACCGTGGCCGTGCGAGATCGTTCGCGCCGCTTCAGCGCCGGAGCCGTTCTGCCAAGCGTGCGGTCAGTCGTGGACGACGCACGGACGGGTGACGCACGAGACCACGGCGGCCGTGTTCTATCGCTGCCGGTGCGGGTCGTACTACCGCTTTGGCAAAGCGAGCTACGAGGTCGTCCAGTCGGTGGGCGATCACGTCTCGCGAAAGCCGATCGCGAGAACACACACACACACACGAGGTAGGCGCTCAGGGTGAGCGGAAATCGGAAGTCACATCGAGCGGGATACGAGGTCGCCAGAGCCACGGTACTCGCCCCACTGGCCACGTCTCTTCGGAGCCCTCTAGCCGACACGCGCGACTGCGGAGCCCCGACACCCTGGGCGCTGAGCGTTCACACACGAAAGGAGAACGGATGGAGATCAAGACATACTGGCGACTGGTTGTGCAGATCGAGAAGGTGACCGAGCACGACAGCGGCAAGGCGGAGCTGCGCGGGATCGCAGTCGAGCCGGGTCGCACGATCCTCGCCATCTCGACAGTCGAGCCGGGCGAGGGCTGGCAGCGCTACATCAGGCTGATCAAGGAAGTGGACACGAGCAAGAAGGGAACGGGGATTCAGGAATAGCGACGACACACACACAGAAGGAGACGAACGGATGGCACCGAAGGCACCGCTAGCACCACTGCACGTGAGCACGTACCCGAGTCTGGACGAAGTCGATCGGGCGTCGCGCACACGTATCGCGTACTGGATGCGATACCTCGCGAGCCCTGGCCTGGACGCGGCCGGCAAACCCAACTTCGCGGACGTCACGGCGATGGAGTCCGCGACGATGGACCTCATCTCCGAGCGACACACACACCTGGGCGGCTGGCAGCCACGGCTGTCGAAGGACGTGGACAGGCTTCACGAGAAGGAGCGGACATGATGAAGATGGTGGTCAGGGCGAAAGGCGAGACGCGCCTGCTGCTCGGGCTGACGCGTGAGAACGTCGACCGCATGATGGCCGGCGAGCCTGTGCTCGTGAAGCTCGCTGATCTGGGGCTCGCGTTCGCACGCCCACCTGGGCCCGGCGAAGTGCTGTTCGAGATGGAGGCCGGCGTGATCGCGATCGACTACGGGAACACGCTGGCTGAGCTTCAGACGCGCTGGGGGCTGGCCGCAGCGGCTGTTCGCACAACGGACGGAGGAGACCAACGAATTGACGAAGCTGAAGCGTCGCGCCTCACGCCCGCCGGAGACGACGGGGGAGGCGACGATGGACCTGGATGAGAAGCAGCACCACGCGGTTCGGATATTCAATCAGCTACGCGTGGTGACGAAGCTGATGGACGAGGGCGTCAAGAACGGACTGGTAATAGAGCTGCCCGTGTGGGAGCAAATCGTGGACCATCGCGTTCCCGCTACTCGCGAGGTCAAGCTCACAGACTTCCGTATCTACATCAACCCGCTGGAGGACGTGTGATGACGCTACGCGAATGGCTCGGAGTCGTAGAGCTGGGTGTGGTCTCGATCACGATGGGATGGTTCTGGTGGAGTGTGCGACGCGACCGGAAGCGCACGGCGCGAAAGATCGAAGAGATGGACGTCGCGCTTGACGTCGAGCTAGCGAAGATCACGAAGGAGCTGGACGAGAAGTATCGGCTGAGACGAGAAGGTGCTGCGCCAGGCGCAGCGAGGAGGCTGCACTGATGTCGAAGCGAGAGCGAACGGAAGAGGAGCTGCACAGGCTGGAGACTGTCGCCCAGCGTGTGGGTGGCCTGATCGGTGGCGCGATCGACTCGGGCGACTCGGGCGCGCTGTTCGCGCTCCTGATGTTCACGCCAGGCGAAGAGGGCTGGATGACATGGGTGTCGAACGCAGAGCGACCGGACATGGTCAAGGCGCTGCGCGAGATGGCCGACAAGCTCGAGGCTGGGCTGGACATGCCGCCGGGATCGTCACACAGGAAGCACTGAGTGGCACGACACTCGATCGCGTGGGAGCGCCCGCGACGTGACGTCCACTTTGAGTTCGCCCGTCTGGACTACGCCGCAGAGTGGTCGCTGCTCGCTGTGTGCCAAGAGCCGATAGAGATCACGCTCGGGAGAGACCCGACCGAGCTGGTCGCGAACCCCATCTGCCACTACCGCTTCCGCGTCTCGGACTACGAAGTCAGGCGCACAGGTAGCCCGATGTGGGGGGCAGAGGCGCTGATGTTCGAGAGGATGCGCGCCGAGTGGCCGGAGCCGAGCGAGGACCAGCGCATCCTGATGCTGTCGTACGGGCGCCTGTGGTCACGGATGTTCCGGTCGGAGCTTCCCGAGTCGATCGTTCGCCATCTACTCGGGCTCGGCCTGCCCGTGATCGCGAGGGACGCACACGTCGCATCGGAGCGATTCCGCCAGCTGGGACGCGCGCTCGCCGATACACAACACACAATACGGCGAGCGATGGCCGTCCCGACCGAGTATCTTCTAAGAGATAGTGAAGCGATCGACAGACCGAAACCACTTGCCCCGCCGAGTCGCGGGCTCCCCATCTACAAGCCGAGGTGAAGCTGATGACGAGAAGGCCGAGAGTCCATCGCAAGGATGGCATCCTGAACAGGACTGTGTGTGGTCAGATGCTGGCACAGGTCTCAGCGTGGACCGACGAGGACGCTGACGCGACGTGCCTGAAGTGCGAGAAGGAGATCACGTTCAGGCGAGAGAGCGGGCTGTACCTGAAGAGGGAGAATCGACCTCATGCGTGAAGCCGTACACGACGAAGATCCCCACCCTGGCGAAGCGCCGCACGTGATCACGGAGCTGTACGCGTTCGTGGCGATCGACCCAGCGTGTGGGTGCGAGGGGATCATGGCGATGGTCGATGAGCGTGGGAAGGGCTGGGTGCCGATGATCGGATCGGACCAGCGTCGCGTGGACACGCTCAGACCGATCGCGGACGCGATCGCCAAGGGTGGCGGGATCACGTACCGCATCCTGAAGTTCACGCTGACCGGAGAGGAGGACCCATCGTGCGGCTCTATATCTGGACGCGCGTGACCGGGGTGCTGTACCCGAGAGATCGGAAGGACGTCGCGTGTGTGGTCGCCGTCGCGCGCTCCGTGCTCTCGGCCAGGGCCATGCTCCAGACGCGCGCCAACGAGCTGAGATCGAGCGAGCGTGATCCCTGGGCGGCGCCGTCCCTGAAGGACATCGCGGACTACAGCACGAAGGTCGACGACACGAAGGAGCGTGTGTGGGTGTTCCCGAGAGCGACCGAGTATGGAGGCGACTGATGCCTGGCCGAGCTACGTCATCCTGGACCCGGAGATCGGGAACGGTCACGTGCCCGTGCCGTGCGAGCCAGACGAGTGGGCGCGCTGGTCCGAGGAGCACGCGAGCGATCGTCGCGTGGGCAAGGACATGGTCGGGACGGTCATGCTCTCGACGGTCTTCCTCGGGCTGGACCATAGCTTCGGCGCCGGTCCGCCGCTCTACTTTGAGACGATGGCCTTTGATGAGAGCGACGTGCGGACGAACACGATCGGTGATCGCAGCTACACACACACCGCTACGGTCGATGACGTGTTCGAGCGCTACTCAACGTGGGAGGCTGCGGAGCTCGGTCACGCCGAGTGGCTTGCCAAGCTTCGCGAACGGATGGAGGTAGCTGCTGATGCTCCTGGGTGACCACAACTACGACTGCGGGTGCCGAGTCAGGTCCGGCGTGGACCCGGCGGACGGGCTCGACACGTCGCGACTCTACACGTGCGAGCTACGAGACGCGTGTCCGAACGCACAGCTGTTCATCAGGACGGTCGAAGCGGCGGAGCGCGAAGCGGGTGGCGTCGTGCGTCGCTTCAAGACGATAGGCGAGAAGGTGCCGAGGGAGTGGCTCCCGCTCGTACCGGAGCACGACGACTCGGACCCGACGGGCCCACCGGAGCCGATCGACAAGCGGTTCCCGTGTGGGTGCTGGCTGAAGTGCGAACCGCCAACGGACGACGCGCCACCGCTGATGCTGTTCGTCGCGTGCAGGGAGTCGTGCGCGACTGCGCTCCAACACATCATGCTTCTCAAGTCGATCTGCGGCGACAACATGGAGGTGCTCTAATGGAGATGCCGCCGCCTGACGTGAAGTTCGTGTGCGGGTGTGAGCTGAAGCTGGGATTTAACGAGGCGGGCGAGCGCACGGCGGTGTTCATCGCGTGCCCGGACCAGCTGGACTGCGAGGTGGTCCAGGAGTTCAAGGCACGTGCGGAAGAGAAGAAGAGACGCGACCCGAACACGAAGCTGATCGTAAAGGAGACGCAGCAGTGAGCCGACGCTCACAAAAGAAAAGGGGTGAGAGGATGGGAAGGGGCAAGACGTCAGACGAGTACAAGGATGGTGTGCGACGTGACCTGATCAGGATGTTCGCGTTGGCTGAGCTGATGTTCGAGGACGAGCGCGACATGCGTACGTGGATCGGGAGCGGGTGCACGGTGAACCCGGAGACCGTCCTGCGCTGGCAGAACTACGCAGACCTGAAGGATCGTAACGCGAACCACCCAACCGGGGATGCACGCGACGCGGTCATCACACTCGGCCAGCTAATACGCGATGACATGCGCGCAAAGCTTCACGGCTGGGAGCCCCCGCAACGGCCCGAGCCAGTCGAGCCTGTGCAGCTGCAGATGCCGAACGCAGAGACAGTCGAGCTGACGGCCGTGCGTGCGCTGATGGACAAGCTGGAGCGCGACGACGTGCTCAAGGTGATGACCCAGGTGGTAACGCGCCTGGGAGAGACGGAGGTGTGATGGCATTCCCGCACAGCATGAGCCTGAACGTGCCGCCCGAGATCGCGAACCTGTCGCGACGACTCGATGGCTTCGGAGTGCTGATCAGGCGAGCGCTCGACGAACACGCCAGCCAGATCAGGCAGGCACACCAAGCCCACAACGACCAGCTATTCCAGGGCCTGCAGTCCCACGCGACGAACCTCGCACGAGACGGCAGGGCGATGCTGGACAGGCTGGAGAAACTTCTGGACACACACGCCACGCGGCTCGAGGTGGCGATGGACGTGGACGGGCGCCACGTCGAGTCGTACAAGCAAGGACAACGAGACGCCATCGACGGCGGGAAGGGAGGTGGCTGATGCCCTGCAGCGGCGAGCACCTGAAGCCGACGGCATACGAGCGCGAGAGCCAGCACATGTGCCAGAACATCATCTACCTGTCGGGCGTCCTGCAGCTCCCCGTCGTGCACTGGGCGATCGACGGGGCTGAGTCCATCTACGGGACACAGGTGAAGCGTGACCACGTGTACGCCGCGCTCTGCTCGCTCTGCAAGAGAGCCGGCGACGACGTGATCTACAACGGGCGCATCCAGGACGCGCGTCACGTCGCGAACTGGTGGGACGCACACAAGGCCGCTGACGAAGCGAAGGAGCGACGTCAGGAGGAGAGCGCGTACGCGCTGCGAGACCTGGCACACGCGTCTCACGAGCTGGCGGCGCTCATCTTCGCCGACGCCACGCGCGCCCAGCTCGCGCCACACATCGAGAAGGTCCGCAACCTGATTCGCCAAGCGGAGGGGGGCGCGTGAGACACAAGTGGATCACCCCGCCGGCCATCATGACGGATCTGTTTCACCACGGGCGACGCAAGTGCGTCAACTGTGGGGCGGAGCAGACGAAGGAAGTACAGCACCTCTGGATGAGGGTGACGGGCTATCGGTGGGAGCCGCTGGTCGGGAGATGCAAGCCGAAGGAGGGGACATGAGGCTCACGGATCTGAGCCGGCCCGTCGTGATCTACTGAGCGGTGGTGGTCCGGTTCGGTCGAACCGAAGAGGAGAAGAAGGCGCTGTGGGACCAGGGCTTCCTGCCCGTGTACTCGGTCGACACAGAGGACGAAGCGCGGGAGCTGCTGGCCTTCGCGTGTGAGACGAACAAGGGTGGTGACTTCGTGGCGCGCGAGCTGGCGGAGGCACAGGACCTGGAGAAGCTGTACGCGTTCGGGGACAGGCTCCGAATGATGCACGAGAGCATGAGGGAGAACGATGCGAAAGGCTGAAGACAAGCTGGTGGTGTTCCTGTACGTGCTCGCACGGGAGCACCTGCCGACCGGGAAGATCGAGCAGTTGCTAACGGACCACATCGAAGGCCACGACCTGGAGCCTGTGTTCAGCAGCCCACAGCTGGAGTCGCTCGCACGCGATTGGGAGCGGCGGCTGACGACGAACGGCGCGGACATGTTCTCGCTCGGGATGGCTAAGGGCCAAATCGAACGTCACCACGCCGAGCACAGGGACGAGGACGACGACTGCACAGGCGAGGGGTGCGACCAGTGCCGTGGCTACGCGATGGCGTACCAGCTACTGGGGGACCGGATACGAAAGGAGGTGGAGCCCTGGTGACAGACTCAGAGAAGCTGATGCTGACGGCGATCGCGCTCGGCGTCATCTACGTGGCGGCGAGGGTGCTGTGATGAGAGAGACACGCGCACAGCGCAAGGGCAAGCGACGTCGTGAGATCATGAATGGCCACGGCAAGAAGTCGGGGAAGGGCGCACACGAGCGCGGGACGATGCAGGGCAAGTGTGGCCACTGCGATCTGTACGCGTCCGACGCTGTGGACGACGCGCTCAGGGATATGGGCCTGGACGACGCTGCGGACTTCGGGCTCGACGACGTGGGGGACAAGTAACGATCAACGATATAGTCAAGTCAACCAACGAGAAGGAGAGCCAACGTGATACCTGAAACCCAATCACTACCGGCACCGCCCCCGAGGTGGATCCAATGGATTGTGGGCGCGAGCACGGCCATCGCGCTTACTGTGGTCGTGGCTGTCGTCGTCTGGGTCGGCAGCCTGCTGATCGGCAAGGCCGTCGAAGCCAGCGGGAACGACATCCCCGAGGAGCGTCAGCTGCTCATGTGTGAGGGGATCGGCTACGACTCCGGCTGCGACCTCGACGACATCGACTGGGAGCCTGGCAAGCACTTCAAGCTGGTGCTGGAGTTCAGCGTCGCCGACAACGTGGGTGAGGACGGCGACCCACACGACGCCGTCGAGGGCGTGAAGGCGACGACGCTCACGTTCAGAGTCAAGGGCCAGCCCATCTCGGCGAAGACCTATCAGGTCAACTGCGACGACTGGTGGCCGTTCTACTACGCGATCACACAGCCGCCGACCGTGACCGCCGCCCAATGGGAAGCACGCGAGGCTGCGCTGGGCGAGGGCGACGGTAGCTACTACGGGCTCACGAAACAGGATCTGCTCACGCCCGAGTTGATCTTGGCGAAGCTGCTCTACCAGCTCGGCACACCGGAGATGAACGAAGACCTCCGGCGCATCTTCGGAGCCAACGGCATCCCGATCTCACTCTGGTTCAACGGGAAGTCGGCCGTGAGCCTGCCCAACATCGGACGCGACGTGAACGGCATCTTCACGGTGGAGCTTGGTGGACGGTTCGCGCTACCGGGTCCGAACATGCCGTTCTTGAGGGCGCTGATCGAGGGGAAGCTGTAGTCACCATGCTGAAGCTGAACGGAGAGGGCCGATACGTGCAGGGCCCCGCCTTCGGGAAGGACGCGATGCTCCTGGCCGAGCACGGTGTGGTCGAGATCACCGTGTCCACGTACCCGGACTGGGGTCGCGCGGGGGCTCCGGTGTGGCCACTCGCGGACGGGCGGGAGCTGGTCGCGTGGGTCGATCGCCACGCGTTCGAGGCCGCGCTCTGGATCCAGGATCGTCACGACTACGACCGCGTTGTGCGGGCGCTCCAGGGCGGGGACGTCGTCCGCTGGTTCGTCGTCGATCGCGATCGGTTCGAGGAGGCGTCTCGTGCTCCCGTCTGACCACGACGAACCGAGGGCTAGCGCGCCTCGCCCCTTCCCCCGATCGGTCCATACGGGGCCACTCTGGGGCACGTTCGCGTTCTACCTACTGTGCGTCGTCGGGATCGCGCTCCTGGGGGCGTACCTGACTGTGCTGGCGCCCGACTCCGACTACCAGCGCCTGGGCGTCCTGGAGCGACGCGTCAACGCGGTCGAGCGTGTGCTGGAGCTCATCGCCAGCGTGGACTTGCTCGAGGCTGACCTAGACGAGATGAATCGACTGCTCGATGAACACGAGCGCGATCACGAATGAGCACACACCCGACCTTCGGCCAGCTACTCGCCGAGGCTCGCTACGACAAGGGCTGGACACAGTACGAGCTGAGCCGGCGCACAGGCTTCCAGCCGTGCGCGATCAGCCACTGGGAGTGTGACCGGCGCACGCCACACGTCGCGAACCTGATCGTGCTCTGTCGCGTGCTCGACGTCTCGGCCGACTGGATCCTGGGGCTCCCGATCGTGGATGAATTGTGAGCTGATGGCGTTCGAGCACCCAGGCCCCGCGATTCGGAAGCAGCTCAGTGACATGACGGTCACAAAGATCGCGAAGCGCTTGGGGTTCGGGCGCCCCGCCGTCTCGCGATTCCTCAATGGAAACAGCGTGGCGTCGCCCCCGCTTGCCTACGCGTTCGAGATCCACCTGGGCTTCAAGGCCGTGTGGATCATCGAGGAGCAGGCACGATTCTTGTACGCGGAGTGGCTCAGTGGCGACGTCTGAGACGTTCCAGCTTCGGGTCTACCGCGTCGATCACCACCCTGGTCGAGAGGTCTGGCTATGTGAGATCCAGTTCGAGGGCGAATGGCGAGCGGCCATGATCGTCAAGCACGCGAGCGGGAAGATTGACATGACGGTCGCGCCTCCTACGGTGGGAGCAGATGGCTGACGAGACCAGGGCGAACTATCTCAAGTTTGACGGCGTTGACGATTACGTGACGGTGCCGGACGAGGGGTCCGTGCGCGACATGGGTGTGTTCACCTACTCGGCCTGGGTGTACCCGACAGCAGATGGGGATCGGGAGATCCTGTCCAAGTCGGGGTCGAAGCGCGAGCTGCGACTGGTGAACCAGGGCGACGCATTGACTCTGCGCGGCTGCGTCGTGGCCTCGTTCGATCCGGCGTGTAGCAACGCTACCGATGGCTCGTTGGTGCTCGACCAGTGGCAGCACGTCGCGATGACTTATGACGATGGCGCGGATCGCATGGTGCATCTGTTCATCGACGGGCAGGAGGTCAGCTACACGACGCAGTCGCAGGCGGTCGGCACGCTGGTAGCGGACGCAGGCTCCGACCTCAATCTCGGGCGACGCAGCACAGGCGGGCGGCACTTCGCGGGGGACATCGACGACGTGCGGGTCTGGAGTCGCGCGCTCTCTGTCGAAGAGATCCAGGCCAACGCCGAGCCGAACCTCGTGGCGTACTGGAAGCTGGATGAGGGCACGGGGCAGATCGCGAACGACAGCGCGGCCAATTCACACCACGGCACGCTGGGCTCGACACCCGGTGTCGATGTCAACGACCCGACCTGGGTGACGGATGCTCCGCCAGTCGATCCGCCTGTGGAGCCGCCGATCGAACCGCCTGTGGAGCCGCCTGTGGAGCCTCCGGAGATGCGAGCGCTCCTGTTTCATGTCCGGTACGACGCCTTGGAATGCGCGTTGGAGGTCAGATCGGTTGCAGACGGCGACACCTTCATCGGACCAGCCAGACAGATCGAGGCCAACTACTACACAGCGATGGGACACACGCCGGTAGCCGTACTAAAAGGTCGGTGGGTGGAGTGCTCGCCGAAATGGTGGCCTGAAGCCACGAGCCCCTGGAGCGTCGAGCCGCTCGTGAAAGTGCCAGAGCCGAGCGGTGTGAGCCTGCTGCTCGCGGGCGTGATCCTGCTCGTTGTTCTAGCGCGTCGGAAGTCGACATGACTTGCGCTGTCGATCGTCTGCTCACATACTGGGGCTGAGCGGGCAGTTGACCCCGAGAGCTGACGCGCTCTGAACGTAGGTGTGTCGGGGGGTTACAGGATTCCCTGACCATGTCGAGCCGCCGCTGGTCTGAACAGGATCGCGACCAGATCATCCGAATGACGGCAGAGGGTGTGTCGCGCGAGTCGATCGCCAAGCGACTCAAGACGAGCGTGTCGAGTCTCAGGCGTCACTTCCCCGACCTCCTGAATCACAAGGCGGGCGGGTCGCCCACGGAGTTCAGCGACACCGAGCGTGCGTCTGCGATCGCGATGGCGAGCTACGGGATCCCGCAGCGTGAGATCGCTGGCGTGCTGAAGTGCTCGCTCACCACGCTGAAGAAGCGACTCGGCGACGACATGCGAGCGGCGCCCACACAGGCGAACGCCAACGTGGCCCGCGCTCTCTACAGGAACGCCGTTCGCGACAACAACACACAGGCCCAGGTGTTCTGGCTCAAGGGGCGCGCCGGCTGGAGTGACAAGCTCGAGGTGGGTGTGTCCGGCGAAGTAGAACACACACACTCGCTGGACATGGTGGGGCTCGTGCGCCAGCTCTCGCCATCCGGGCGCGCGTCCCTGAAGGCCGTCCTCCAGGAAGTCCGCACACTGCGGGAGTCGGAGGCGATCGCCGCTGAGTCGCTCGACGTTCGGGCGCTCGCAGCTGGCGGCGCGTAGGGCCCCGTATGGCGTTCCCGCAGGAGACCCCGGCCGAGACCCCCCCCGATTCTCTCGATGCTCTTCTCGGCGATCCTGGCGGCGCTCTGGCGGCGCTCGCTCAGGTAGAGGGCGAGGGGAGCCTGCGAGACTACATCCCCCTCGTCTGGGACGTCATCGAGCCCAGCACCCGGCTCGTCCAGGGCTGGTGCCTGGACGCGATCTGCGACCACCTGGAAGCCGTCACACGTGGCGACATCAAGCGGCTCGTGATGAACGTGCCCCCAGGGTGCATGAAGTCGCTGACCACGGAAGTGCTGTGGCCCACGTGGGAGTGGGGGCCGATGAACATGCCGGAGACGCGGTACGTGTGCTCCAGCTACTCGGATAAGCTCACGATTCGGGACAACCTGCGCTCCAGGCGGATCATCCAGAGCGACGCCTACCAGGCCATGTGGGGCGATCGCTTCCAGCTCACCAAGGACCAGAACGCCAAGGTGAAGTTCGAGAACGACCAGACGGGCTTCAAGCTCGCCACGTCGGTCGGCGGCCTGGGCACAGGGGAACGTGGCCACAGGTTCGTGATCGACGACCCACACAACGTCCAGGAAGGCGAGTCGGTCAAGAAGCGGGAGAGCGCGCTGTACTGGTTCGCCAACGTGGTCCCGTCCAGGATCATCGAAGCAGAGACGTCAGCGATCATCGTGATCATGCAGCGTGTGCACGACTCGGACGTCACAGGCTTGATTCTAAAGGAGGAATTGGGATACGAGTGGCTGTGCCTGCCCATGGAGTACGAGGAGCGCCACAGGTGTTTCACGAGCGTTCCACGTGGAACGAACGAGCCCGAGCGCGTCACACGCTTCATCCGGGAGGGCGAGCCGATCCCCAGGTGGCTGACTGAGAGCGAGGTCGCAGAGGAGCTGGACGTTGGAGCTCCGCCTGGCTGGGAGCCAGACTACAGGATCATGTGGTCCCAGGATCGTCGTGACGTCGAAGGCGACCTCCTGTGGCCCGATCGCTTCTCAGAGCACCACATCGAGCAGGAGCTGAAGCCCCAGCTACGATCGTGGGGCGGCACCTACGCCGAAGCCGGCCAGCTCCAGCAGCGACCGGCACCACGAGAGGGCGGCATGATGAAGCGCGCTGACTTCCAGTTCGTCGACACGATCCCGAAGGGCGGCCGCTGGGTACGTGGCTGGGACTTCGCCGCCTCCACATCGGCTAGGGCCAAGTTCAGCGTCGGCCTGAAGATGGGACTCGTGGAGGGCAAGGTCTTCATCGAAGACGTCCAGCGCAAGAAGGCGACACCCGGCCAGCTCGAGGCCATGATCGTGATGTGTGCCGAGATGGACGGCCGTGACTGCGAGCAGGACATGCCACAGGACCCGGGCCAGGCGGGGAAGTACCAGAAGGCGGGGCTGTCGAAGATCCTGCACGGCTGCAACTTCCACTTCTCACCAGAGACCGGGTCGAAGCCCGAACGTGCGAAGGGCTTCGCCGCTCAGGTCGAAGGGCACAACGTGTACTTGCTTCGCGCGCCCTGGAACGACACCTTCATCAACGAGGCGTGCCTGTTTCCCAACGGCGAGTATTCTGATCAGGTGGACGGGTGCTCGCGTGCGTACGGTCGCTTGCTCATGGGCAGGCGTCGCAGGATCGGGGTCGCGCCAATCGCGATCGGGTCGGGGGGATAAGAGATGGCGGCTCCTTCATCTGTGGCGACGGACATCGGGATTCGACGTCAGCGTGTGCGACCCACGAAGACGGAGGGCGTGCCCGGCGTCGCCTTCTTCGGTGGCTTCATCGAGCGCGAGGAGCGCAACACGAAGCTGCTCGGCCCGGATCGCTACAAGACGTTCAGCGACATCCTGGCCAACACAGCGATCGTCGCAGCCGGGTGTCGCTACTACCTGAACCTGATCGCCAAGGCAGGCTGGTCGGTCGAGCCCGCACAGATGGACAAGGTGCGACGCCAGAAGGAAGCGGAAGTCCTGGCCGAGATCGTCGAAGACATCATCAGCGACATGCGCCGGCCCTGGCACCGGGTCGTGCGTCGTGCGGCGATGTACCGCTTCCACGGATTCAGCATTCAGGAGTGGACGGCGAAGCGACGTGACGACGGTGTGATCGGTCTCCTGGACGTCGCACCACGGCCACAGCAGACGATCGAACGCTGGGACCTCGAAGAGGACGGGAACGTCAAGGGCGTCGTGCAGCGTGCGCCGAACGACGGACGTAGCATCTACCTGAACAGGGACAAGATCGTGTACCTCGTCGAGGACTCGATCAGCGACAACCCAGAGGGACTCGGCCTGCTCCGTCACATGGTGGACGCGAACAACCGGCTGAAGGAGTTCGAGACCCTGGAGCACTACGGGTTCGAGACAGACCTCCGTGGGATCCCGATCGTCAAGGGTCCGTTCGCTGCGCTGGAAGACGAAGTGCGCCGCGGGAATCTCGCACCCGAAGATCGTGACCGGATGATCGCGCCGCTCCAGAAGTTCGTGGAGAACCATATCAAGAGCCCCACACGCGGGCTGATGCTCGACAGCGAGCCGTACCGAGATGAGGGAGAGAACCAGACGCCGTCCGGTATCGCGCAGTGGACGTTCGAGGTCTCGCAAGGAGGGGCCCAGGGCGCTGTCGAAGTAGCGGCCGCTATCGAGCGACTGAATCGCGAGCTGGCGCGCATCATGGGCGTCGAGGGGCTTCTGCTCGGAGGCTCGAACGTCGGGTCGCAAGCGCTCTCGATCGACAAGTCACACACGTTCGGGCTGATCGTCGATTCAGCGCTTGGCGAGATCCGTGAGCAGTTCGACAGCGACCTGATCGACCCGCTCTGGCGAATGAACGGCTGGGACGAGGAGCTCAAGCCCACGTTCAAGACCGACGTGGTGCGATACCGCGACGTGTCGGTCATCACACAGGCGCTCGTGGACATGGGCAACGCGGGGCTCTCTGCCGACCCGGACTGGGAAGGGATCAACGTCCTGATGGATCTTCTCGGCATGCCCAACGTGGACCTCGAGCAGCGTGCGATCGACGCGGCGCTCACACCAGAGCCTGAGCCCGAGCCCGAGCCCGACACACCTGACGACGGGGAGCCTGACGACCCGGAGAACGACGACGCCACACCCGGCGCTGACGTCGATGACGTCGATGACGAGGAAGATGATTGAGCAAGAACCTACAGATCCCGTGGCGCGTCAAGCCGCTCCGGTTCGGTGCGATTCGCTGCGTGGAGTCGCGCCTCCTACGGCCGAACATGGGTCGCAGGCTTCGACGCATCGGCCTTGAAGCTGTTACCCGAGAACTGGAGGACGAGGGTCGAAGCGGTGACGACCTGTGCTCGCCGATCAAGTGGCAAGAGCGACACCAGTTTCACGAGTTGGAATCGGCAGCCATAGACGCATCACCGGACCCGGCACAGTTCGACTACGCCGCCTTTGAGCGCGACTTCGATCCGCCGCTGGAGGACTGGGAGACCGATAAGGATCTGCACCTGTTGGAGTGGGCCGTGATCGGCGAAGCGAACGGAAAGCTGTACGGCTTCCACTCGTGGTACAACATGAACATCGACAAGCGGGCCGATCCGTGGCGGCTACGCGTGATGCACGTTCCGTGCTTCTACGGCCTAGACGTGTTCCAAGCAGAGGGCCGTCGCGGCGCGATGATGGCGACGCTGGCGATCCTGATGCGCCACTTCATGCTTCACCCGTTCGCCTTTACGGTCGAAGGTCGCGAGCAGCGAGCCGTGGTAGTGGAGTGGCGGACTAGCACGGAGAACCCCCTACACCACTTCCCGGCCAGTCTGCCGCACCTCGCTGACGTTCTCGATCCGTTCGCTGACATCGTCTACGCAGGCACCGGGCGACGTCGCCACTTCTCGACGATACGAACGAAGACCGCAGTGCTTCGCAGTGTGGTCGACGGGACGTTCACTGACGCCCGAGTGCCGCCGCCTACGTCCGCGCCTGAACCCGAAGACGAACCGGACATTGAGCGCGAGACGATCAAGGAGATGCGTACCCCGAGCCGAGATCGAACGCTGGAGGCCATGCCCGCTGCCAGCCGAGGCCGGTAGCCGTGGGCTCGGTAACTGAACTTGAAGCCAGCTACGCCAAGGAGAACCATGAGGCCAACAGGAGCGCTCAAGTAGGCCAGAGCCAAGGCGACCGTGTCTACATCGGCCTCGAGTTCATCAAGAACGGTCAAGACGTCCGCCGGGTTGCGTCGATCGTATGGCACGACACAGGCATCCCTGCTGGCGTCACTATCACCCAAGCACAGATCCGGCTCTGGCCGGTCAGCGCGACGGGGCCGTTCACCCATCAGACGGGCTGGGAGGTGGCCATCCCACGCATTGACGGGGCGTGGAACGAACCCTCTGACACCGTAGTCGCCCGTTCGTACCTGAAGCAGATCGCCATGAAGGCAGGCACGATAGCCGACGACGATCTGATCTACTCGCTGCCTGGTGGAGCCATCGACGGCGGCGGCTTCGAGATGTTCGCATGGGGCCGGGACGATCCGTCTGGCTACCGGACAGACGGTACTACGGAGCCAACGTACACCCAAATTTTCAAGTGTGATGCCACGACTGGCACGCTGCTAGAGGAGATCAGCCTCATCGCAGTGCAGAGCCAGGGCGCGATGGACCCGAGCGTTAAGATCCATTTGGAAGTCTACGACATACTCGGCGACGACATCGTGGCCGATGAAGACGGCGCATTGCTGGCCACTAGCGAGACGTTGCTATATGCGGCGTGGTCGGCCAAGACGCGCACTCAGTTCACGGCGTTTTCCTTCCTTGCCGTAGACGGCGGGTCCGGTGCGCCGTCGATGACCCAGAACCAGAACTACCGCTTGAAGGTCGTCTTCAGTTTAGACGGTTGGGCGCCACCTTCAGGCAGGACGGGCGGCCTCCACGGGACGTCAGTCGTGCATGGCGAGACGGCCAACGAGCTACCGAACAACGTGGCCAACCTCACCGCTGGGGTCGAGGTGGTTATAGCGCCCGGTGATCGTCACTTCTGGGCACCGCTTGCCAGCGCGACGACTGACGTCCCGCACCTGAACAACTACCTTTCGGACGATCAGAACTCCTCGAACGTGGGCTACGCCTCCGGCATCCATTCGCCGATCGAGACGTTCGGGAGCACACCTTTCACGATCGGTGACGCTGGCTTCTCGCCTGACTACGAACTGGACATGGCCTCGGTCATTCAAGATTATATCGACGACCCCGCCTATGTGACCGACGCTGGCATGTGCATCGTGGTCGGCTTGAAGGACGTCTTCGGCGCGGGTGCTGATATTGATGTTCGGGTCTTTCTCCCCCTGGTCGGCATCGCAGAACGACGGCCGCACCTCTGGATCGACTTCACGGTCCCGGCGCCGACGCTCACGTTGATCGACCCAGTGAGCGGACCGACCGCAGGCGGCACACCCGTCACGATCACCGGGACGGGCTTCGTCGATTTTATGAGTGTGTTGACATTCGGTGGAACCAGCGCGACCCCGTCCATCGACAGTACCACGACCATCACCGCGACTACTCCCGCCCATGCCGCTGGCGCCGAAGACGTCTTCTACGGTCAGGACAGCCCGAGCCAAGACGACACGCTGGTCGATGGTTTCCTCTACATCGACCCGACCGTTCCGACCCTCAACTCGATCGACCCGATCAGCGGCCCGCCGGCATTCCCCGGAACGATCGTCGATCTGTTCGGGTTCAGCTTCGTCAATGGGGCGAGTGTGAGCTTCGGCGGGACGGATTCATTCGAGGTCACTTTCATAAGCCAGGCCCATCTCACCGCGCGAACGCCCTTCCACGCCGTCGGGCTCGTGGATGTGATTGTTACGAACCCGGCTGAGCATTATTGGGGACCGCAACCCAGTAACACGCTCGTCGATGCCTTTCTCTACATCCTGCCGGCCCCGGTACTCACGTCGATCGACCCGGTCAGCGGGCCGACAGCGGGCGGGACTCAAGTCGGGATCGACGGGACCGACTTCGTCAACCCGCCGACGGTTACGTTCGACGGCGTTCCAGCGACCGGCTTGATCTTCGTGAACCCCACCCGGATCGCCGTGGACTCGCCGGCACACGTGCCTGGGACGGTGGACGTCGTTGTCACGAATCCTGACGCCCAGTTCGACACGCTCGCCAGCGCGTTCACGTACATCGCGGACGCCCCCGCCGTCGAGTTTGTCGTGGAGGTCGCTGAGGCGATCGCGACGGTCCAGGTGCCGGCGGCGAGTATCGCGGCCCAGACCACGTCGCCCGGTCTCCCTGTGGAGACCACGACGGCCCATGTGGCGATCGCTACCGAGACGTCTGGCCTGGAGATCGCTGTGCCAGCAGCGGAGATCGACGTCGAGCTTGACTGAGCGATTCGGTATGCTGCCGACTCCGCTCTCAGGGGGAGAGACCAAATGCCTACCTTGAACGTGTGCCCGTTCGCGTTCGACATCTGCATCACGCGGGGCGACTCGACGCCGATGAGCGTGACGATCACGGACGACGCGGCCACGCCCGCCCCGATCGACATCACGGGGTTCACGTATCTCCTGACCGTCGATCCGAGCGAGTCGCCAGCCGACGGCACAGGAAACCTCTTCCAGCTCGCCGAGAGCAACACGCCAGGGGTCGACGGCGTGGTCGTGTTCTCGCCATCGACGACAGATACCGACCAGACGCCATCGGACTACTTCTTCGACATCCAGCAGACGGACGCCGGGGCGAATCTGCGAACGGTCGCGAAGGGCAAGTTCACGGTCCTGCAGGACATCACCAAGTAGGGAGACGCCATGCCCACCGTGTCGATCGCCGGCCAGACCATAGAGGTCTACGAGACCTTGGCCCTGGCCAATTCGTACTTCGCAAGCGCGTTCCACGGTGCACCGTGGGCTGCGGCCGAGTCGTCTCTTCGGATCCAGGCGCTGGTGACCGCCGGCTCGGTCTTCGACCGTACCGCGTGGCAAGGCTCGCCGACTGAACCGATCGACAAGACACAGCCGCAGCCCGCGAGCACACAGCCGCTCGCGTGGCCCCGTCTCGGGCTCGTCGATAAGGACGGGGTCACGGTCCCGTCGGCGACGATCCCGCTCGACGTCCGCAACGGCAACCTGGAGTACGCCCTGGCGCTCGTGAACGACGCCACCGTGCAGACGAACGCCTCGACGGTCTCCAACGTCAAGGTCCAGAAGAGCACACAGCGCGTCGAGGGCGCCATCACCGTGGCCACAGAGACTGGCTTCTTCAAGACCCCGTCGAGCCAGGACACGGAATTCCCGCACATCGTGATGGACTTCGTGGGCTTCTGGCTCTCGTCCGCGGTCGGCCCAACGCTCGCCTTCATCGGCGGGACGGACGTCGCCTCGTGTGCGAACCAGGATTGGGGAACGGGCAACGGTGGCTGGCCGTGAGCCTGGGGATCGTCCCGCAGCTCGTCCTGATCCCGGACGTCCGCCTGGACGACCTCAGTCGCCTGACGGCGCTCCTGGATCGCGCAGAGCCTCGTGTGCGGCGTCGCTTCATCCAGCTCGTGGACGGCGCAGTCGGTCTCGACTCGCTCGACAACGTCGCGGGACTCCTGCAGCGTGGGGACGTCGCGGGTGCGCTACGCGCCACAGAGGAGATCGGCCCTGGGCTCTCGACAGCGCTTGAGGAGGCGTACACGGCGGCGGGACTGTCTGCAGCGACGGTACTTCGCTCCCAGGTGGACACGCTCCTGGACTTCAACACGCTCAACGCACGGGCACAGGCGTCGCTCCAGTCGAATCGACTCAGGCTGATCTCCGAGTTCGGGCGTGGCCAGCGTGCGGCCACGATGGAGCTGCTGGACGACGCGTTCAGGCGCGGGCTGGCCCCGATCGAGCAGGCACGTGAGCTCAAGCGATCCATCGGGCTCACACGTCGCCAGGCTCGCAGCGTGACCAACTACCGGCGCCTGCTCGAGGACGGGTCCTCCGAAGCGCTCACACGCCGGCTTCGTGACCGGCGATTCGACCCGACTGTCAGGGCGTCGATCCGTGGTGATCGAGCGCTCACACGCGCCCAGGTCAATCGGATGACGGAGCGCTATCGCGAGCGCATGGTGCAGTTCCGGGCTCGCACGATCGCTCGCACGGAGACGCTCCGGGCCATGCACGAGGGCGACGAAGAGCTTTGGAATCAGGCAGTTGAGTCCGGGACGATCAACGCAGAGGACATCACGAGCAAGTGGCACACGGCCAGCGACGAGCGTGTGCGCGGTAGCCACCGGGCGCTGAACGGGGACACCGTGCCGTTCGGACAGCCCTTCACGTCCGGGGCCGGGAACCTGATTCGCTTCCCTGGCGATCCCTTCGCGCCGCCGAGCGACACAGTCAACTGCAGGTGTGTGGTGGCCCGAGAAGTCAAGCGCGCCAGAGCCGCAGCCTGACGTAAGGGTTGCGAACTGCGCGGAATGCGTACACTATCCCAGCGAATGCCATTGGGGGGTGGTCGGTGACGGAGAAGCTGTTCCGCGTCACGAGCAAGATCGCGAAGGTCGACGACGACCTTGGGCTGGTCTTCGGCTGGGGCATCATCTGCACAGAGGGCGGCGAGCCCTACGTGGATCTCCAGGACGAGTACATCCCCGTGGACGAGATGCTCAAGGCCGCGACCGACTTCATGCTCCACTCCCGCGCGACTGACGACATGCACGACGAGGTCGCACGTGGCGTC